GTCGTCATCTGATACGCTAGCAGCATAAGCAAAAGATAGCATACCTAATACTGCGGTAGTAGTAGCTAATGTGGATAACCCAGCGGCTCTTGTTTGTGGTGAGATACCTGAACCTGAAAGTGTCTTAACTGTAATACGTTGCATTTGACCAAAGGCGTTCATAAATGGAACAATCTGGCTAGCTATCTGCATACCTACGTTTCCACTTTGACGGCGGAAGTTAAATATTTCTACAGCTTTTTCCATAGCTTGTTCATGTGTACCGCCTTCAGCTTTAGTCTGTGCGTATACTGCTTGACGTAGCATATTATCATTAAGTGCGGCCCATTTATCTAGCCCACGCATTACTTTGCGGTAGGCGCTTGGGTTCTTTAGGTTTAGCTTAGTAGCGGTATCGTTGGCATCACCCATAAACGGAGTATCGTGCGTAGATAACACACCTGCGGCGAACATAGCTTGACGAGCTTCACTAGTACCTTTTGCAGTTTTAAGAATCTCGGCGGGGATTTGCTTTAATAGCATCCAAGGATGTTTAAGCCCCGAAGTAAACATAGCTTCCCATGTATCTTTAAATATTAGCTGCGCAGTAGGGAACAATGGTAAACGAGTAAACGCATGAGTAAACGCAGATTTAAAGCTACGTAATGCCCCAATACTAGGAAACATAATAGATTGTGCGCCAATAAAAGCTTGGGCAACTGCAGGATTAGCCACATTATATTCACGCTTAACCCCATTTTGGAATACTGTAAACGTATTCCCATCTTTACCTTTACCTTCACGTACCTCTTCAGGAGCTACAGTTTTGTACGAATCCAGCATAACATTTAACTGTTGATTGCTAATCGCACGAGAAATAGCCCACTGCATCCACTGATACATATTACCTACAGTATTATCAACCTCGAGCATAGACCCTTTCATGCGGGGGTCTTTCATAATTTCACGTATACCTTTAGTAGACACAGCTAAACCTGAAAATTCTTTGTCTTCCATTACACGTTGGAATGGTATATACGCTATAGAGCTAAGCCATCTATCCGCTTCTTCTTGGGTCTTAGCACCCGTCTTTACTAGCCAGCCAATAGCACGCTCTCGCATAGTGTTAAAAACTGCAGTACCTGCTTGGATTTCAGGGTTAGAGTTGTATAGCTTCATACCTACCAATGCTTCTTGGCGGGTCATGTGCATAGTCTTATGCTCTAAGTCATCAGCTATTTTCTTTTGTTCTTTTAGATAGGCATGCTTAGTATTAAGTTCTTTGTCTTCAGCTTTTGTACGTTTCTTATTACTAGATAAAGCTTTAATCTGTTTAGTAACACGGGTAATCTCTGTACGGGCTTTAACTAAACTATTATAAAATTCCATAACCCTGTTAGCTTCGTATGCTTTGGACATATGCTCGAGGGCAGTATCTATATCAACACCAGTGCGAGCTGCAAAAGCCTTAGCTAGTTCTTCAAACTTACCCATGTTCACTTCATCAGATACCGCAGTCCAGCGGTTAGTCAAGGCATCATAAGACAAGTTACCCATAGACATAAACTTATGGGCTAGTTCGGAACGGAAAAGCGCTTGTGTTAAGGAAGACCTTAGTAAAGCATCAGTTGCTTGTTTAAGGGTAATATCGCCTTTATTAGCAAGCTCCATAAATCCAGCACGCATACGATTACTAAAGGCATCATCAAAAGAAAACAAGTTTTGTAGCTTACCAAATACTTGTGTGCTGAGTAATTGGTTTTTCTCATAAGCATCTTCTGTTTCTTTAAACTTACCAAAAGCAGCTGCTACTAACCTAGTTAAAATCCCAGCAGGCTTTTTCTTACCACCAGCGGCTTTAAATAGTTGGGCGTTAGTTTGGCCCGTTGCAGGGGTTGTGGTTTGGTCTAATGCAACATTCCCATTTGCTCCACTAACTCCCGTTCCTCCATCAGCTGGTGTAGTAGTTCCGACAGGGCTTCCCACTCCCGTAGCTTCAGGTGGTGTAGTTCTTGGGGGGGTTTGTAACCCAATGCTAGGCAATTGAACGCCTCGCTCAGCTGCTCCGTTGACAGCTCCAACTCCAGTACGTTCATCATTTGCTGTCTCCTGTGAAATCTTATTAATAAAATCGCCAATCCTAGTAGACATTGCTGCGCTGCGATTAGGAGCACCAGCATAATCATTTAGTACATCAATAACTTCTTGGCGTTGTGCAGGGTCAGATAAATCTTTACCTAAAATAGCCTCACGTAACTTTACGTTAGACTTGTTAATCTTCATTGTTTTAAAGTCGTCTTCAGTAATTTTACCTTGAAGATTTAAAGGCGCAGCTTCTTCTTTAATTACTTCTGGGGTTTCTAAACCTTTAGCTACTTTAGCACCTTCTTGTAAAAGCTCTTGTTGGCGATTAATAATAGTATCGAGCTGAGCTTGTAGTGGTTTAATTTGTTCCGTAAGAGCTAGCTTGCCATCCATATTAGGAGTAGCATCTCGCTTTTGGGTTAGGTCTTGGATGATTGTTTGAATAGCTTGACCCTTGTTAGCAAGGACTGTATGCTCTTGTTTTAGAATATCAAGCGTCTCACCAGGACCTTTAGTTAGCTGTTCTTTTAAAGTATCAATCTGTGCTTTAACTTCAGGTGTTTGTTCTTGTTGTTCTAATGCAAAAATGTTACGCTCGATTTCAGCTTGGGCACGTTCAGGTGCTTGCAGCGCATTAGTTTCTACAGAAGTTCCAGCTTCAGTTTGACCAGCACGAACATCAGGCGAAAGCGTAGCAGTGCTTGCTGGTAGTTCTTCAGGCGCAAATAAACCTTGCTGCTGGCTTGTTTCAATTGGAGCTGTAAGTGGGGCTACTCCTTTAGACTCTGTTTCTGTAGAAGGTGGAACGCCAGTTTCTTTATACAGCGGGTTAGGTACTAAGGCACCTTGCTCATTAGTAATAAATTTTGTATTTCCCGAATCAATTTCCGTTTTAGCTTCTGTGGGCGGTATTGGAGCGCCAGTAATATCTAGACCTTGCTTAGCTAATTCATTACGTGCAACTTTAGTTTCTAGTACGCCAGCGGCAGGGCCCATTGCAGCACCAGCAACAGCTCCTTGATACATGGATTCGCCATACTGCTTTAGAGCTTCTTTAGAGAATAAATCTTCTCCAGCTTGCCAGCGCTCCATAATATCTTGCGCTGGATTAACAAACGCTTCTTCAACAGAACCACGAGCTATGCCTTTACCTACGTTCTTAAGTGTAGATTCTGCGGCGGTAACAAGTTCTTTAGTAGCAAGAGCTTTAGCTGCTTTTTCAGTAGGAATTTTGCCTAGAATAGAAGTAAGTAAGTTTTTACCAATAGCAAAACCTTTACCAGCAGATTCAAGTGCAGCTTGCCCTGCTCCAGCAAAAGCAGCTTTTGTAGTGTCAATTTCTTTAGGTACATTAGTTCTTTGCATTTCTGCAGATTGCTCAGCAATATTTTGGCTAAAGAACTGTGGGTAAAGAGCCATGAAGCTACCAGCAAGAGCACCAATACCTGTACCTATGCCAGGAACTACAGAACCCGCAAGGGCTCCAGCACCCGCACCAGCAGCCATCTCAGCGGCTTGCGGTAGACTACCTGCAATAAACCCTGGGGCTTGGGATGCAACTTCTTTAGCAGCACCTAAGATACCACTCTTGTCGTAAGCCTCACTTACTTCTTTAAGTCCACGAGTAGTGCCTACTTCTTTACCGATTTTTTCTTTAGTAGCAGCAGCTTCAGCAGCTAGACGGCTAATCTCTTCTGTAGGCGCACCAATTGTTTGGAGGTATGTTTTGTAGTCCTCAATAGACTGCTTAGCCCCACCTTTTAGCTGACTAAGAATAGTAGCTTCTTTTTCTTTAGGTGCAGTTTCAGGTGTAGCGTAAGATTTATACTTAGCTAATAGCTCACTTTGTGGCATATCGTCTGGAACATTTTTTACAATAGTCCCATCAGGCATCCGAACATCTACTGGCATAATTAGCCTTTAGGTTTGTTAAAATCGTTAAAGTCTACTACATTACTTGGGGCATTTTCAGCACCTACTTTAGGACCTTTGCTACCTTTATCGTCTTTACCTTTAGCGCTAGCGCCTTGGATAAATCTTTCTGCAGCGTGGGCAGCTTGGTTTTCAATATCTGCATAGTCTTGTGCTGTTAATGGATTTACACCAAGCACATCTTTTCTAGCTTGTAGTAGCTTACCATAAGCGTTGTTGTACGCACTTACCTTAGCATTAAATTGTCTATCGGCGTTAGCAGCACCAACTTGAGATGCACGTAATTTAGCAGCTTCCAATAGTTCTCTAGTACGCATTTCGGTATTAGATTCGCTTGTAGCGCCAGTCATCGCATAGTGTAGCAAGTTGTTTCTATCGGTGGCATCCATCTTAGAAAGGTCAAGCTCGCCTGAACGTAGCTTAGCAAGTTGGTCAGCATAGTCTTTTTCACCAGCCGCATATGCTTGTGAAGTACCACTAATTAACTTACCAATACCCGGATTTGCAAATGGGGAGGTTACTTGTAACCCTTCACCAGCACCCTGTAACAAGGCTCTATAAAAATTCTTTTCTTTACCTGCTTTTAGTTCAGCACGTTCTTGTTTAATTTCTTCCCGAAGTGCTTTTCCTTCTTCACTAGAAGTACCATAGCCCATAGACTTAAGTTGGTCTAAATAACTCATTACATTTTTAAGGCCGCCACTTACTGGGGATTGTGTTGCTATAGGAGGCAATGGGGTTTGGCGATTTGAACCAGCGTACATTTCTTCATCAGTAAAAGCTGAACCGCCATTAGCAAAAGCTACGATGCCACCACCAGCTGCAAAACCTTTGCCACTACCTGCACCAGTTACACCAGCACTACGTTGCATAGCCATAGGCAAAAGTTCTTTAGCTTTTTGGCGAATATACGGGCTAGTACTAGTCCTAATTGTATCTTCTAATTGTTCAGCATCCATATTCTCAAGAGAGTAATCAACTTTCCCTACAGCGCCTCCAACATCAAAACTAGCAATACCACCAGCTGCCATTTTTTTAGTCTTCATTAAGCCGCCTTTAGCAGCTAATTTGGAAGCGGCATAAGCACCAGCCCCTAAGTTTGCTAGCTGAGAAACAGTAGACGGCGCAGCGGAATAGGTAGAAGAAGTAATGTTTTGTGGAGCACCTGTATACAAAGACTCTAACTGTGCCAACTGCGTCATCGGATAAGTCTGAGCAGTATTGTAATTAGCCATTGCTTGGTTAAGAATGTTCTGTTGGTTCTGTTGTTGCAGGGCACCAGCTTGGTTTTGTGCAGCATTAATATTAAGCCCAGTTTGAGTTTGCGCGCCAGCAATATTAGCAAGATTAGTAGCCTGTGAACCAGCACCACCATATCCAGCCTGTTGCGCACCAACGCCTTGCAACCCAATTTGGGCGCCTTGCATACCTTGACCGTATAGACTACCTGCTTGTTGCAACCCTTGTAGCCCAGTTTGTTGACCTTGCATAGCGGCATTAACACCTTGTAAGCCTATACCAGCACCTTGCATAGCCGCATTTTGTCCTTGAATACCTAAGCCAGCACCCTGCATACCCAGAGCCGCAGCTTGTTGCATATTTTGATTAGCAGTATTATAGGCTTGGTTATAGGCATTACCGACGAGCTGGTTCTGCGCAAGCATTTGATTTTGCTGGTTTAACCCTTGCATAACGGCTTGACGACCACCACCAAATGCGCCTTGCTGAGTAGCCTGTCCTTGGTTTTGCGCATTAAGCTGACCAAATTGTTGGTTTTGTAATTGTAGTGCTGGGTTTAAAGTAGCTTGTAAGTATGGGTTCATATATGCTTGAACCGCATTAGGGTTAGTAGCATTTTGCCCATAGCTTGCACCTTGTTGTGCGCCTATTGCGCCGTAGCCAGCACCAGTTTGCCCTGCTTGTGCGCCCTGTGCTCCATAGCCTAAGCCACCTGCAATACCAATACCAGCTGCATTTTGTCCGTATAATTGTGCTTGAGGCGCAAGACCCGCAGCAGATGAGCCATATCCTGAACCCATTGCGCCATAGTTAGCAGCTTGTCCAGTAGTATCTAAATACCCTTGACCTGCTTGCTGCGCAGCGTTCATGGCTGTACCATATTGGCCTGGCACTTGCATATTCGCAATATTTTGTTGGGCTTGTTGCTGAAGTGGAGAGAACCCAGCCACACTACCCGCCGCACCTTGTACCCACTCTTGACCTGCAGGAGTATTGGCATTAAAAGGCGTGTAACCTTTTAGTTGGGTTTGATTAGCGTCTGTAAATATCTGACCAGATGCAGCGTTAATAAGGTTAGCTACCCCCGGTTGTGCCCAAGGCGCAATGTTAGATACTGTTTGATTTTGAGAAGTTGGAGCAGGTTGGCTACCACCGCCGCTAGAACCGCCACCACCAAAAATTGCATCGACTACTCCACCCATAATTTCTTCTCCACTAATATAGCTTTTTCTACAAAGCCAACACGTTTATATAATCTGGCTGCAGACTCCTTGGCTAATGCTCGAATCTTTACAGCGCCTAATTCTTTAACCTTATCGCATAGCTGGTTAAATACATCCATACTAGCCAACCCTTTACCCGCAGCGGATATAATTACTGCAATTTTACCAGTAGGTGAGTAATTAATGGTAGTAACATAGACCCCTTTAATCTCATTATTTGTATTAAATGCTGCATATAACTGCCAATCGCCTCGCTCTAAATACTCTTTTGCATCTTCTGCAGTGCAATCATCTGTATCTTCTAGGCCACTAGCAATAAGATTTCTAACCTGAGGAAATACCCTAGGCATACATTTAGGTCCTATTTGCTGCACAGTTAAACTCATTTAGGTAAAAACTTATCTGGTTTAATTTGTTTGCCTTGTTTCTTATTACCTGTACGGGCTTTACGAACTTTATCCATCATATTGTAAAGGTGCTTAGCGCCTGCATCAGTAGAACCATTACCCAAATGAGAAACAACATCAGCAGGCACCACAAACTCGCCATCTGCCAAACGTGCAGGTTGTTTGCCACCAATCGTAGCTGGGATATTATCTGACATGCCATCGCCTGGACCTTTAAGTAAACGGGGATTACCACCAGCTGCGTAGCCACCTAGGGTATGCCCTACTTCACCACCTACAGCAAACTTCTCAGCGCCAGTATATGGGTCAACATTTGTATCTCCAGCCGCAGCAATCATATTGCTACCCATAGGGGTATTAGTAGGGCTAGAAAACGCATTGGTTTGTAGGTTAGACTGTGGGAACATTTGGTTTTGCCCAAGTGCGTTGTCCCTAGACATCTGCTCTACAGGACCGCCGGGGGGTGGGTTTGGAGGAGTAGCGCCATTATCTGAGTTAGTAATACCACCAGCAGCATAACCAACACGACTGCCTATATATCCAGGAGCACCATAAGGAGTGCCAGTATACCCAGCTGCAGGACCCATAGGGCGCATAACAGTTGTATCTAAAGGTTGGTAAGTACCAAAGTTTGATTTATAAGGTAGTGGGTTTGATGCAGGGTTGGAAATGGTGCCATATTTTTTATTATCGTGTTGCATTAAAGCACCAAGACCTAAAGCACCAGCACCGTATTTAGCCCAAGTAGGAATACTGTCAAAAAGTCCAGCACCTGCACCAGCGGCAGTAGAGGTAACACCTGTACCAGTTCCAGCATTAATACCGTTTTCTAAATCTTGCGCTGCATACTGGTCTGCGTATTGTGCAGGAGTAAAAGCAGCTTCGGAAACGTTAGGCAATACAGTAACTGCAGGGGTAGCCGCAGTTCCAGCTAATCCAGCATCATAAGTAGCAACACTACCAGCAATAGGAGCAGCGCCACCAACACCAACACCAGGAAGGGCTTCAGCTACTGCAGGGGCAGCGGCTGTACCAGCGCCTAGTAATCCAGCGCCACCAGCACCGAGGCCACCACCGAGAAGCATACCTTGACCAATATTACCACCAGTAAGCGCAGCGCCTAGACCACCGATACCAGCGCCCATAAGACCGCCACCAATCATAGTAGCAGCACCTGCTCCTAGTGCATCAGCCCCAATAGCTGTACCAACAGCCAAAGCTACATCAACAAAAGCCATATTATTTCCCTTCCAGCCTAGGCTGCTCAATAAACATATTCTCTAATTTCTCAACATCGGTCTCATCAGTTGCATAGATATTCTGAAAAACAACCGTTTCTAGTATGTACGCCACTTTCCGACCAGGAGTACCAACAAAAGTTAAAGGTGCTTTTACTTCTTTCTTTGACCCATCTTCTGCTACTAAAATCATTTTGCCCTGCAGCATCACGCACATATGCTCTACTTTATGAGGCTTGCCAATGATAACGGAGCCAGCTGGCATAGTTACTTCTTTAATGTATATACTAGGTCCAAAGTAATGCTTTTCTTGGCAGTCTACTTGAGGCATTGCCTTTAGCTCAGGAAGTAGGGTTTCTACTTTTTGTGTAATAGATTCAATAACTTGGCTCATATTAGAGCCTTTAATTTAAACTTAGGGCTATCTGGTTGTTGAATCTGAGCCCCTGCTTTTTGCAGTGCCCTAATAATATGGGGGTCTGCTACAGTATCATAAATTACTTTGCCACCAGCTTGGCGTAGCTTGTCTACCCATTCTGTAACTAGTTTACCAAATACAGGTTCTGGGTCCATTGTAAAAAAATGTGCTTGTGCTACTACAGGGCTAAGTTTTTTAATAGCCATAATTGTGTTATGCTGGCGATACATTTTTAACCCAGTTTTTAATTCTTGCATAGCTCCAGCAATACCAGCTTTAGGTGGAATACCACGTAAATGGAAGTCATGTAAAAGAATTTGAACGGTTGGTACCCCTGTAGACTCATCATCGCCCACGACGGATTGAGCAAGTTGCGCTGCCTTGCTCGCTAGACTATCATCATTTCCTAAGATTCCTGCCATATTAACCTTTAAGTCTTAATTTTCAGCACGTTGCCTGCTGTAGTATCGTAATAAACGTCGCCACGTCTCAAAGTTGACAAACTTGCCTGTGTAGGTAGTATTATAGACGCTTGACCCGTAGTTTGGTTAATACTAGATAAATTTAACGTAGTCCCCTGCAAAGGTCCAGGATTGTCTAACTGGGCAAAATATAAGCGCAAAATACGGATAAACTCATCCATAAACCTTTGGTCATATTCTATTGGAGCTATTGGTAGCCGTGGTGCTATTGAGTTTTGTGATGACATTATCTGCGTCCATCAGGTTTGACATCAAGCCTAGGAGTGCCTAACTGCCACTGTGTACCTAACTGATTTGATGTAAGTTTAAAAGCCATTTGACGACCACGCATCCGTACGTAAGCATATTCACTAAACTGCTGTACTTCATAGGTGCGTTGGTTTTGGTAGTTTTGCTTACTTACTACGGCTGGATTATCGTCTGGTCCATAAGCAGCTCCGGGGTTTTGGCGGGGCAGTACAGTAAAGTTTACAACTGGGTTATTACTTGTAGAGCCGTTAAACGACACGTCTGGAATAATTCTCCATACAAACCCAAAGTTATGCCCGTCACCGATATCAAAGTCAGAAGATTGGATATACGCAGAAATAGCAGTAGGTGGGTTAGTCGTGCCATCATCAACCGTAGACTCATGGTAAATAATCCCTGGGTTAACACCATTATATTGTGGACTTACTGCGCTATTTGCATAACCAGCAGCCATAGGGTAACTACGTAGCGGACTATCTAGCCAAGCACTACGAGTTAAATTGCCATAATACCAAATACGCTCTAGGTAGTTATAGATTACATAGCGGTCAATTACATTTGAGTTTGCTGAGCAGTAGTAGAACCAGACTTCATTAAAGCCTTCATTTGTACCAGCAAAAAACTGATAAGACTGGGTTAAATTAATATCTTGGTACACATACTCACGCAAGGTACAAGGCAGTGTTTCAACCCGTCCAGAATACATATAGAACTTATCTTGACCCATCCAGTAAGCAACGTTATTTACTACTGCTACTGCGTTTGGACCAACAATAGATATGTTATCTGCAAGAATCTGAAAGCCCCAAACATACGGAGCACCTAAATACTGCATAGAATATATGGCGGCATCTGTATATACTAAAATCTCTTGACGAGACTGTACAGCGCAAATAATATTAGAACCGTGACTTAACTGATAACTACCGGCTTGGTTTGTTACAGAAGGCGCCCAAGTCAATACGCTTTCTTGGTCTGACCAGCGAATAAGCATGGGGTTTTGTGTGGCAGTACCGTAATCGTTAACGCCAAACCCAATAACAAACCGGCTAGCATCTGAGACCATTACAAAATTACATACGCTTGGGCAGCTTGTATCTGCTTGCCAATAAGCCGTTCCATTTTGGGTATTTGAGTTAGTAGAAGAAAGTACTTGCCCTCTATCAAAAGTAGATACAACTGCATCAACAACCCAGTAGTATATAGCGCCACCGCGAGGGTTAAAAATTAAATTCTGTCCAAAATTAGATTGACTCCATAGACGAAGCTGTTGCCCGATACCTTGTGACGCAGGGGCTGCTGAACCCCAACCAGTAGAGGAAGCGCCAGTATTTACACCAGACCATCCACCAGCGCCCCAACCAACGTTACTCGTATAAACAGCATTACCAGAAGTGATTTGATATGCCCCAGTAACTGCACCGCCTCCTGTACCTGTATCGCTTGCATTTGCAGCGACAGAAGTAGTAATTGAGTATTGTGAAGACGAGATATATGTTATCTGATAGCCCTGTACTTGGTTTAAAAGGGTAGCTGTAATGTTACCGCCAAGACTAGTAGCACCAGAAAAAACAACAAAGTCACCAGTTTGAGCACCATGCCCAACTTGCGTAACTGTAATAGTAGTCGAGCCAGTAGTGGCAGCAAAAGTTGCGGATGGAGAAGAAATTGTTGCGCGTATTGGGGTTATGTCATAAATATTGCCGCCGGTACCATTTTGTATATAAAATTTTTGATTAGTAGCAACAGATAGGTAGTTGTATCCAGATAGTCCAATCCAGTTCCATAAATCACGGCATACACCAACGTAAGAACCACCAGTACTAACAGCGCCAGTATCTAGTGTCCAGCCACCAATCTTTTCAACTTGCCCAGAACGAAAACGTACCTTGTCACCAGCAAACCAGCCGCCTTCGTTAGCAAGTGTTGTGCCTTCTTTATTAATACCTGGGCGAAATTGTAGTTTTTGTAATGGCATTTTTTATCCTTAAGCTACTGTACCACCAGCAGCTTTATAGGCTGTTAGTAGGGTCTCAATTTTATTTTCACGCTGTCCATAGCCAGCTCCGGGAAGAGATGCCCAAATATTTTTACACTTATCAATAGCTACGCTAACATAGCCTTTTTCAATATCATCTAGCGCTTTACGCTCTTTAATTTGCTGTACTGCTACTGCATCTTGCGATGCTGGTGAAAAGTCTTTTAGGCCCAGTTGTTTTTTATATACGTCCCAGTATCTACCTAATAACTGATATCTACCAGCGGCTGTAGAAGCTAAACCGTCACGAATCCAAACCAACTTTTTTGGATGGTCCGAATAATTAGTAAACAAAGACCCACCAACAATGACGTTATAACCATCGTTACCCTTTCCTTTAGTACCTTCCGACACCGCAATCATATCAAGAAATGCTTTTAAATTTGGACTCATTTTGTGGGTGTAGAGTGATACAACATATCGTCTTTAACATGACTTGCGTTTGTAGAACCAAACCAAAAGGAAACTACTGATACCCACGCTGTGCCCAAAGAGCCAAGCATAATTAAAAGTGGCTGATTATTATCTTTAGCATAGTCTAGCATAATGGCGCCTAAGATTCCAAAGAACCCAATAGTAATAGCATAAGATAAAATAGCAGGCACATTAGACTTAGTTTCAGACTGCATACTACGGGCGGACTTTCTATCCTCTACTGCTAGCTGCTCAAAGTTCAAACCAAGCGCTTGGGTCTGTTCTTTAAACCGAATCTCTTCTACTTTAACTGCTTCAATCTGCTCAGCAGATAATTTGCCATCTTCAATCATGCCCTTTACGTCATCGGGCGCAACACCAAATAACTTACTAAGCGCAGTAACAGCCAGACCAGCCAAGGGACCGCCAAGGCAAGTAGCAATAGTAGGGGCTATTTGTTCAAGCCAATTCATTTTGCTTTAGGCTTGCGTGTTGTAGCTTTTTTAAGTGCTATTCTTTTCTTTACTATAGCTGGTTTTTTTACCTGTTTTTTCTTAGGGCGCGGGTCAAAGTCTTCGCTAACTCCAGGGAAAGGCCACATCTGAAACTCTGGCGGTTTTACGTCCAGATTTACCTTACCAACTTCCATATCAATTTTTGGCATGTAGCCAAGCTTGTCAAACAACCAAGTGATTCCAAATTTAAAGTCCATTATTCTTCCTCTACATATTTTAAAGTTTGTGCCGCTGGTCGGTTAAATACGGTATTGATTAAAAGATTCTGGCTGGCTTCTTGCGCTTTAACCATTTCATTTCGAAAAGACTCCACTGCTGCGCTAGTGCTTAATTGTTGTTTAGAATTCTCAATCATCAGTATGGGGAGCCATGCCATAGCGCAACCTTTTTCATCTACAGTTTCTCCCGTACTAGGGTTTGTACCAGCAAAGGTTTGAAACCACATACAACGATGAATTGCGTTGTCTTTAATTTCTTCGCATTTAGCCCCTAGTGGGCAGGTTAAGACTGTTTTGAGTTCCATTAGTTTTTCTGACAAATAATTACATTGTTATAACGTGGCGTCCAGTTTGTTTGGCTAGAACCGTTGTCGGTAGTGCTAGAAAATGAATATGTATGAGTATGCCCTGTATTTTGGGCGGCAGTAGTACCAGAAACTGAAAAGCCATGCTGGTGACCTGAGTCATAAACACCTGTATTTGCACCAGCAGTTATTCCTCTTCCTGTTGGGTTTTCATCTGATTGTCTATCTGCAACTCCAAAGCCACCACCAGTACCTACAGAGCCAACTGCTACATTTAAATTATGCCCATGCCCCGGGTCTGCAATGTTAGCGTATCCTACGTCTGTATTGTTAGACCCGCTAAATGTGTGGTTATGCCCGTTACTTATATCACTAGTAGTACCAGAACCAGAAACACCGTGAGTATGGCTTGGCACTACATCCATTAAAATAGGACTTGCAGAACCGCCCAAACCACCACCAGCAGATGCAACTACACGCATCATACGATTATTAGCCGTATCAGAAGTATCTTGAGTCCAACCAGTAGGCGCAGAAGCTTGAGCAAATACCAAACGAGTACCTGATGGGAATGCGTTAGCTACTGCTCTGTCTACATACGCTGTATTAGCTATTTGTGTATTATTTGCATTAACAGAAGCGGTGGGGCTAGAAGGAAATCCAGTAAATGATGGGGATACAGAAGATATAGCACCGCTAAATGTACCTGTTGTACCTGTTAAAGTCCCAGATACAGCCAAGTTTCCAGCAACAGTAAGATTACCCGCAACAGTGTCGTTACCCCAAAAGTTTGTGCCGTCAGACCATATAAATACTTTAGCGCCAGAAGGGATAACTACCCCAGAACCTGCTGCAGTTGTGTTGCCGATAACAGAGGAATTATAGAAAGTAGCTGTATAGCTAGTATTGTTCCAAATAATATAGGTCTTGCTAGCAGGTGGGGCAAAGATGTTAAAGTTAGCTGATACGGCACTAGCATTAAGCTTTAAAATCGCATAAACAGACTGGTCAGCCGTTGATGTAGAAGTTGGTCCGTTTGTATAGGTTAGTACTTGGTTGTTTGAAGTTGGGGCAATAGCTACAGTTTGAAAACCAGCAATAGCGGCTTCAAAGATATATTGGAAGTTATTGTTTGTGGTGCTTCCCCAAGTACCAGATTGGTCACCAGCACCGATAAGTTCGGCGCGTAGCGAGGGGGTGTATGAAGATGCCATGTTTTATCCTTTATGGGTAACTATTATTAACTGGTACCCAAGTTATCGTTTGTCCATCATTAATGCTTGTCCAAGTACTTGTTCCTGAATTATTTACCCCCGCCCATCCAGCAGTCTGCCCGTCATTAATAGCATACCAGCCACGAGGGAATTGGCTGTCTAATAATACCAAATTTTCTACTATCTGGCTATTAAATGAGGCAATTACTGTAATAGAATCGGCTGGGGCTAGATTTTCTGCTATTAAGGCGTTTTGGATACGTATGGCTGTAGCTGCGTCCGCTGGGCTTAAATTTTCAGTAATAGCTGAGTTGTAGATTTTGACTACTACGCTAGAATCAGCTGCTGTTAAAGCTTCAGAAATACTGGACGCAAAGCTGGCTAAAACAGACTGTAGATTTTGGATACTAGTATTTTCACTAATTACAGCCGCAAAGCTAGCTACTATAGACTCAGAATCGGCTACGCTTACGCCTTCAAGCACCAAGCTGGCAAAGTTAGCTACAACTGTCTGGGAGTTGGCTAGGGTTATGTTTTCTGAAATATTGGTGTTAAAAATAAGGGTTGCCAACTGCGCATCGGCTAAAGTGGCAGCTTCGGTAATTAAAGCAGCAAAGGCAGCTACTGCAGACTCGGTATCAGCAATTTGAGTAGCTTCACTAATTACGGCAGCAAAGCTGGCAACTACAGTTTCAGAGTCGGCTAAAGTAGTATTTTCTGTAGCAGAGCTATTAAAAGCCGCAGTTGTTGTTTGAGTATCAGCTAAATTAATATTTTCGGCAATTACGCTAGCAAATAAAGCTATTACGGTTTCTAAATCGGCTACAGATAAAGCTTCAGTTATTGCAGCTGTTAGGGGGGCTACGGAAGACTCTGCATCAGCTATAGAACTAATTGCTTCAGTAATAGCCGCTGAGAATGTAGCAATTAAAGACTCAATATCTGTTACAACATCAATATTTTCAGAAATAGCGGTAATAAAGCTGGCTACAGCTGATGGGGTATCGGCTGGGCTTATGTTTTCAGATATGGCGCTAGCAAAGGCAGTTACAACAGACTGCGCATCAGCAACGGTTAAAGCCTCAGATACGGCATAAGCAAAGGTAGCTAAAACGGATTCAGTGTCAGCTAGGGTTGTGTTTTCTGAAATTGAGTTGTTAAATGTAGCGTTACCTACGTTGCTGTCCGCTATATTGTTGTCTTCCGATATGTTTGAGTTAAACGATGCGGTTGTAGTTGGGGTATCGGCTAGGGTGTTGTCTTCCGATATGGACGATGCAAAAGAAGCAATTGCTGATTCACTATCTGCTAGGGTATTTGATTCAGAAATGTTGCTTGAAAAACTAGCTAATACAGACATTAAATCTGCAATAGTAAACGCCTCTGTAATAGCTCCCGTATAAGCTGTTCCGCCGGGTGTATATACAATAAAGATTACACCTTGTGAGCCTGTGCCGCCTACAGCACCAGAACCGCCAGTTGTTACAGCACCACCAGCACCACCAGCACCATAACCGACTGGGGATGTGCCAATAACAACTGAAGCACCGCCTTTACCGCCAGCACCACCAACAGTATTGGCAATATCTATACCAGCACCGCCTACACCCGCATTACCGCCGCCACCGCCACCAAATGTTCCAGTACCGCCAGTTGCACCGCTTATACCGCCAGCACCACCACCTGTACCGCCAAAGTTATTACCACCAGTACCTCCCAAAGCAGAAGAAGCATTACCACCAGCAGAACCACCACCATTACCACCACCGCCACCGCCTGATATATTTGCCGTGGTTGTAGAAGCAAAACCATTACCACCATTACCACCCACTCCATTAGGGCCGCCAGCACCGCCGCCACCGCCACCGCCATCTCCTGTTGCGGCTACTGTTGAAGTAGAACCAGCACCACCTGTACCGCCATTGTAAGTAGTGCCAGTACCGCCAGTACCGCCAGTAGATAAAGGTACTGTAGTCGCATTGCCTTTTAAGCCACCACCAGCAATATTAACTGTATTAAATGTAGTACTACCTCCGTTGGCATTAGCTGTTCCAGCACCAATTACATAAGATATAGAACCACTTAATGTTTGATTTGTTAAAACTGTATATCCACCGCCACCGCCACCGCCACCGCCTGCTCGGTTATTTCCTGATATTGCAGTAGTTGACCCGCCACCGCCAGCACCAATCATGTGGATTGCGTTATTGCTATTATTCCAATCAGATGGAACAGTCCAACTACCGCTTGTAGTTAATAAATACGCTTTAACTGTAGTGGGTTGAAACAATATGCCAGCGTTATTACCGCCATTGGTAGAGTTTGCTCCACCATAAACAAGATAAGGGTTTGATGCACCTAAAGTATAGGAAAAGTTAATATCCGTAATGGACATATAGTCCATAGATACTGTTCCGCTACCTGTATAAGTTATTGCTCTTTGTTGTCCTGAATTAGATGAGTTTACAGTTACTATATTTCCGCTTGTTCCAGTTACAGTCCAATTATTTACTGTTTGTGCCGCAGAAAATTGAATAGTATGTGCTACTGTTTTTGTGCTGGCTAATGTTCCAATTACAGTACCAGCGGTTGCGCCAAAAGTTGTAGTAGATATTCCTGTAGTGCCACCAATGGTAATGGTGTTATAAGTTAAAGCACCACCAGTAAATGTTCTTGCAGTTGTTGATGTATCACTTAAAACAATATTGGCTGTATTGACATTAAATGTAAGGTTTGTTGTTGTGGCTGTAGTCCAAACTGTACCAGTACCACTTAATGTCCAAGTGCCTGAACCCATTGTAAGAGTTCTAGTATTAGAGTTTGAGCTGCTAAACAAACCAACAGTTACGTTTTGATTGTTAGCATTAAATGTGCCGTTGGTTAGGGTTAAAGTTCTTGTAGCACCCATTGTTAGTGCATCTACTAATTGAACTGTGCCACCAACTCCATTAATTGTTAATGGAAAATCTAAAGTTAAAGCCGCAGTAGTAATTGTTTGTGTTCCACTTGTAGCGGCAAAAGTTGTCGTGTTTGTTCCAGCGGACAATGTCATACCTGTTTTAAGGGTAAGACTTCCGTAAAGCGTTCGTATAGTATTTGTTAAATTACCTGTAAAAGTTCCACTAAAGGTGATACTTCTATAGTTTGTGCTGGCTGTAGTTGCTATGTTGTCAGCCCCTGCACTAATTTCAAAACTAATAGAGTTTGCTTCTGTTACTGCTGTTGCATTTATTGTTCTAGTTTGTCCTGATGTTCCAGCACCATTACACAGAATTAAAGGTGTTCCTGATACTGAATAAGTTGTAGCTCCAGTAAAAATTGTTGTGTTAGTGCCTGATGCTGTAATTGAATTTGTGCCAAACGCAAGGACTCCTGTGAACCCTGTCATTGTTAAGGTTGAGCATACTGATGTGCCTGAACCAATAGTTACTGTGCTTGCACCAGAGTTAGCATCAAATATAACGGTATCAACAGAAGTTGGTGCGGTTTCACCGCTTGGACCGCCTGAACTTAATGCCCATTTAGAGCCAGTAGTAGCATCCCAAGTGGCAGAACCTCCGACCCAATAAAGTGTTCTTACATTTGCCAAACCAATCGTTGTTGAACTCCAAATTCTTGAGGCGCTTATTGTTGCTGTTCTAGCAGTTGTTCCTCCAGCAACGGCTTTAGTTTCATCCGCAATTAATATGCCATAGTTTGAAGCGGTAGATGCACTATTTACTCTTGAAGTAGTTGCGCCATCTGGTGTCCATGTAGCAGCAGTAGTAGAATCAGAATAAACACTAATTACAAGAGAATTATCATAAGTAGTTGTAATTGTTGGGCTAGTAGCAGATGTTCCATTACCAGTTGTCTGTGTTGGAAACGTATTAAACGTGATACTACCACGATAAGCCACCATAACGGCAGAACCGTTGGCTTGCATACCAGTTACAGTTACGGATGATTCTGAAGCTGTTGCAACTTTAGAAAATACACAAAGCCTAGCATTTGCCCCTGATGTTTGTTGGGATGTCCAACCAGATGGTGTACTAGCAGTAGAGCCTGACGTTGTTATTATTAATAATATGTCATTGGCTTGGTACCCAGTCGGAACTGTAACTACCGCTGAAGTACCTGTGCCTACTGAACCCGCACCGACAAATGAAATTGCCATTAGTCAGCCTGTGGCTTAAAGTTTTTACCATCCCATGTGTAGCCAATGTCACAAAAAGGAAGTAGCACCAAAGTACATCCTTCAGGGGGAATGTCGGTAGGTTCAGCAACAATAATATTTACTACTACGCCATCAGCGTTTACAACAGCGCAATTTGACATACATACTCCTTATTGTCGATTATCTATCAGCACCCACTGGGTACTCTCGAAATTGTCTATTTTAACCCAAGCAAAGCCTAATGGGGCTTCTGCTAAGTTGATGTTTTCTATCGCTGCATACTTAAATGTGGCGGCTACATCGTTTATGTCGTTTGCTGTTAGATTTTCAGTTGTTGAACTTATAAAACTAACTAGTGCTGTTTGAGCATTTGCTATAGTTAAGGATTCTGTAATGTAAGTAATAAATTTAGCAGATACAGCAATAATAATATCTTGCGAAACAATGCTTTCTGAAACAGCCCCTAAAAATCTAGCTAATCCAGTAGCTGCATCTGTAATAGTCTGTGGCTCTGTAATGTCCACATACATCGTTTTAATGGCTAATGGCGTATCTGCGTACCCAGAATTTTCAGAAACCAAAGAAACAAAACTAGCCAAAGCAGAACTAGAATCCGCATTGGTAATTGGCTCTAGCCTTACAGTTACAAACGATGCTACAACCGAACTTGAATCCGCTGCCGTAAAATTCTCTAGTCTGTCACCAATATATAGCTGGCTACCTAAACTAGCAAAAGTAGGTTGAGCAAAGGCAGCGTATCCAAACATTTAGCCCTCTAAAATCATTTTTTGAGTCTGCTGTGGAGTTCCAACCGCTGCTAATAAAACCCGTTGCCCTATTTCATTATTCTTAACCATTTCATTTCTAAACGATTCTACGGCTGCACCAGTTTGTCTTTGCATTTGACTATTTTCAATCATCATAACTGGAAGCCATGTCATGGCACAGCCCCAATCTTCAATGTCAGCTCCAGTATTGGGGTTTTTACCAACAACCTTCATAAACCAAGCACATTCCATCTGGCGGCATGGATTAAATCCGTCTAGTGGGCAATTGGCTTTAGGTTCTATTTTCATGGTGTTTGTTGAGCTTGCGCTTTTGCATCAGCCAATGATTGCTCATATTGCGCTTGTGCATCCTTTAATGCTTGTTCATCTTGTTCAGACTTTAACTTAACAGATTCCCATAAAGGAATTACAAACGCAAACTCATCAAAAGAAGTAATCTTACGGTTTTCAACTATGCGACCACGGGCATCTTTAATCTCTACTTCGCCCTCGGTGTCATACCATTGAATAGCATGAATAGTTGGGTCTAAACTAGATAAATCTATCTTGTGATGAACTTCGCCATCAATAGAAATTGAACCATTTGTTGGAATTACTGTTATTTTCATTTTTATCTTTTAGTCTTTGGTGCAAATAATAACATCTACATATTGAACGGCTAAATTAATGGCTGTTCCAGTAAACGCCCCACTGGTGTGATTGTGAGACGTTCCAGTAAATGTACCCCCTGCGTGGTTGTGCGCATCTCCAGTAAAAGTATGGTTATGTGAACCGTCTCCTCCCTCATACCATCCATACAAACCTCCAGTGTATGTGTCTGAGTTAACGGGGTCACCACTAGGACACATATTAGTAGAACCACCACCCATATCGCCAAATCTTA